GTTTTTAATTCTGCTAAAGTCATGTTGTAGTAATTGTAACCTCCCCAACAGCTCCTGTCATTTCAGGAACTACAAAATTAGAACCAATAATAGAATCGTTCATAAACGATGGTAAAAATATGTTTGATACGGTAACAACAACAAAACCCTCTCCAACTTCTTTATCAGTATTTGGTCTTGGTTTATATAAAGCCTGCGGATCAGCTGGAGCTGTATGTGGGTCTAGTTGAGGATGTTTTGTTTCAAAACATTCTGGACAAGTTTTTAAGCCGTTCCATTCTTCTTTTAAAGAATGTAAAGGATATTCAAATGCGCATCTGTCGCATAAGGCTCTTGCAAACTTACCACTTGCATATGCCATATTAACCTACGCTGTTAAAAGGTCTTATTCTGAAGGATGCTCTGTCTTCATCTGTTGACATAGCTCTATCAAACTCTTCTTCATAAGCCTGTTTTAATAAACCAACTCTATCTGGAGCTTTTTTCATAGCAATATAATAGGCTAGACCTGCTGCAAAACAAGGGTAAAACCTAAACGGCATATCCATTGTATTGGTACCAGCATCTGCATCATCCATTCTTACTAATTTATTAAACACCAACACATCTGTACTATTTTCCGGAACAGGCCAAACTTTGATAGCGGGTGTAATACTCTTATCAATAAAGAATTGAGAAGGTCTAGCTTGAGTTGTTTTGTTTGGTATATTTAAGTATTCGCTTCTACTTAATCTATCCATTGATATATCTGTTTGAGTTCCGTTTACAGTTCTTCTGCAAACAACATCTAATACATCAATAACATTTGTATTTAAAGAATAACTTGCAGTTCCTTGTGTTACAGTTTCGGTTGCTTGTTCTATAGTCCATTGATTTAAACCACGGTTAGCCCATTCAGCCAACATTAGATTGATAGATCTGCGAGCTGTTTTTAAATCGTAACCAGTTCTAAGTTCTAGCCCACATCTTTCAAATGCTTCTTCTACAAACTCAGCTACGTTTGGTTCAAAATCTGTACTGCTAGATGTTGTCATATTAATCTTCCTCTGGAGCGTATAGATTATTAAAAGTTATATTTGGATCTATATAGCTCTCATGCTGTTCTGCAGAATGCGTCCATTGAGAAGGCATAAAATCTGGAGCTCCCTCACCAACACGCCATAAAGCAGGATTTGTTGCTCTAACTCTATTGTTCGGTAAAGCAACAAAATTGCCAGTATATTCACCAGCATCTGTTAAATATAACACATGAGACTGCTTATGTTGAGCAGGATCATCTGCTATAGAGTTATCTGTATAGTCTACAGTAAATAAATATTTTCCTGTATAAAATTCTCCACCTATTTTACAAAGCCAGGGAGAAGAACTTACTCTGTCCATTGTAACTACAGAATGATGATGGCTAAGACAGTCCCAAGGTTGAGCTAAATGATCTTCCATTGGAGTTGGCCATTCTTGAAGAGGTATATCTGCTACAAGTGCTTGAATAGGCATTCGAGCCCACATAGCGCCACCATGAACATTTGGAGCGTCTTCTTCGCTATCTATTTCGCATCCTGTAAAAACTACTTGAAATGATAAAGATCTATCTGGAATTGTATTTACAGCTATAGCCAAAGCATGCAAATATTCTCCATGATATTTACTATGATTTGCTGTAAATTCTTTTCTAACCCAGCACTTAAACTGAGGTATGTTTGAAATTAAGTATGACATTTGGCTGCAAGTTAAACTTTGCCGCCTTTTGCCATATATTTAGTTCCTTTTGATACACCGCCTTTAGCCATGTATTTAGTACCTTTAGCTACTCCGCCTTTCGCCATATATTTTGTTTTTTTGGCTGCTCCGCCTTTAGCCATATACTTAGTGCCTTTGCTTACAGGTCCACCAGCTGCGTACATTTTAGTTCTTTTAAACATTTTATTCTCCTAGCTTGTTGTAGTTACTTTTCTTCTATTGTTCATAACTTGGCCGCAGCCTTTTGCTATAAAACCGCCATTTTTTAATTTTACTCTGTTTTGTTTTGCCATTGATTTTTCAACAGCTAAACCCCTTTTTTCTTCGTAAGAGCTAATTTTGTTGTCTTTATCAAGATCTGCTTTTTTTGGGTTTTTTAATTTTGCCATTTTTTTATTTTATCTTAACCTATCTCTCATAACAACACCCTGTCCTCTAATAGTTACAGGGCCACCAACTGATTTTTTAACTCTGCCTTTTTTCCAACTAATACGTTTAGGTCCCGTTTTCTTTTTTGCAGCAGATGTACATTGAGCCATCGTTGGCCTACAAGCTGGATATCCTTTACGCTTTTCGCCTTTTTGACGACCGCAAGGTTTGCCGGTTTTACAATCAACCCAACCCTTACCTTTATTGCGGGAAAACCATTTTTTTAATCCTTCTTCTGCCATTATCCTAGCTTGGTCCTTCTTCTTTTACCTTTAAGCAAGTTACTAAAGCCTCTAGGAGTTACAAAAGTTACCTCGCCTCCAGTTGATTTTTTTTGCCTTGATTTATTGCCCCAGTTAGCAGCTCCTACTTTTCTGCATTTAACTAAAGCGCCGCTTGCATATGCAGATGGCCAAACTTTATATCTAGCTTTTACTTTTTTATAACAAGCGTCTTTTTTACCTTTTGCCATTTAACACTTCCACCTTCTTCTTGCTTGCCTAATTCTTGAATTAGGATCATTTCTAGTTTTTGCTGAACTCTTTTTTAATTGACCTAAAGACCTAGCGCAATATGAAGCACGTCTTTTTGCTGCTTTAGATCCTTTTTTTACTTTACCTGTTACAGCTGTTTTTAATTTAGATCCTGGATTAGCTTTTCTATAAGCTCTAACACCTTTAGCCGTCATACCGGCACCTTTCTTGGTAGGTCTATAATTAGCACCTTTACCTTTTGTTGTTCTTGGTATGTTTTTAGATTTTCTTCTTTCTGCCATAATTATTCTGGATAAGGTCTGTTTTGTATATATACGATATCAAGCCCTGCAGATACTGCAAGATTTGCGTTTGAGCTACTAGCTATAGCTCTTACTTCTAAATCGGTTTTTTCTGCAAATTTTATTGGGTGTTTAAACTCTTGATGAATAATATCTTGCGATAAAGCAAATTTATCTTTGACATTGAAAACGCCGCCATCTGGTCTAGCCACTAGAGATACTGTACCGTATTTGTTGGCTACTTCAGTATTCATACTTATATCTACTTGATATAAATAAGCTGTATAACCTCTAGGCACAGTCCAAAAACACATAAGCGTTTGATTATCACCTACAGCTATAGTTCCGTATTTATTAGTTGGTACACCAGAGGTTACTGTTCCTGTACCTGCATATATAACTCCAGCGTTTTGATTACCAGATCCTGCTGTATTAACAATCATTCTAAATACTCTTAAAAAAGATTGAGTAGTATTTACTGCTGTTTGGCCATTTAAAGTTACTGATTCGCTTATTTCATCATAATTAGCATCAAGACCGTTAATTGTTATAGTTCTTGCACCAGTACCTGCTGAGGTGTCGTTTGTTGAAGAGCTTGATATTTTTAAAACAGTAGCAGATGAAAGATAACTATATAAACCACCTTCTGCCCAAATTGTTTCTAAAGAATCATCAATATCTGAATTGAAACCAAACTTAAATTGAGTTTCGTGATAAGCAACCTGTCCTCTTGATACTTGTAATTCAAAAGGCTCGCTTGTTCCTACGCGTGATATTGAGGAAACTTCGCGAGCCATAATTTACGAATGAAAGACAGTTACTCTATCTATATTGCTTAATACAACGTGAATACCGTCTTCAAATAAAACTCCAGAATCTGGAATATTTAAAGTTTCAGTATCGTTTGCGTTGCAAGGAGCAATTAATAAGGTAGAGCCTGTAACAGAACCGTCTCTAAAAGTAACAGTACCGTCAGAAGTTCCACCAGCAATAATATAACCTCTTAATCTAGATCTACCGTTTCGCAATACTGCGCCGCCAGTAGCAGCTGAAGTTGTTGTTGCTGT